AACGCTGATGCAAATTTTTTCCTAGATGTGGGTTATGCAATTCAATTTGATGCCCCCTTTGATTGGATGGTAAGTGAAATATCTTCTGGGGTTAGATTATTTGACAGAGATACTGATTTCTTCACAAAGATAGATAAGGTATTAACTGAAAACACAAATCCCCAATATCAATCACATCCATATACTGATATATTTGCCTTAAAGAAATTATTTGATTTTAGTTGTGTTAATATATCAATAGGATATTATGATTATCACACAAAGGATGAATATGTTGTTTTAGAAGATGTGGAGAAAGGAATTAAAATGGGCAGAGAAATGATAGAAAGTTTAGGATACGAGAAATATTACAAAAAATATAAACCATTAAGAATATTAGGATAAAAAGAAAATGGGGGTCAATGACCCCCATTTTTGTTTAGTTTATAATAACATTTTCATCTGCGACAGTTAAAGCGTATTTTGTATTTTCTTTAACTATATTGTTTAATACTTCATCTGATATTAAATCTTCAATTTTATCTTGTATCGCTCTTTTAATTGGTCTAGCACCGTAAGTTTCATCGAATCCAACTTTTCTAATTAAATCAATTACTTTATCATCATAAGTGAATTCATAATTCGCATCACTCAATCTTTTCATTAATTTATTTAATTCTAATTTTGTTATTTCTTTAACATTATCATCTGTTAAAGTATTGAACACGATTGTTTCATCAATACGATTTAAGAACTCTGGCGTAAAGAATTTTTTCAATTCTTTTAATAACATTTCTTTTTTAGCTTCTTCATTTCCGTATTTTGAATTACTAAAACTAATACCAGTTCCAAAATCTTGGAATTTTTTAATCCCCAAGTTTGAGGTTAATACGATGATTGTATTTTTAAAATTGACTGTTTTACCTAGGCTATCAGTTAGATGACCATCATCTAATATTTGCAATAGTAAATTAAATACATCTTTGTGAGCCTTTTCAATCTCGTCAAATAAAATGATTGAATAGGGGTTATTTTTAACTTTTTCAGTTAACTGACCACCTTCTTCGTGTGAAACATATCCTGGGGGTGAACCAATTAGTCTTGATATGGTGTGCTTTTCTTGGTATTCACTCATATCAATTCTTATAATTGATTTTTCATCACCAAATAATTGTTTTGCTAATTGTTTGGCTAACATAGATTTACCTACACCAGTTGAGCCTAAAAATATAAAGCTACCGATTGGTTTATTTGGATCCTTAATGTTTAATTTGTTTCTCTTTATTGATTTAACAATTGAATTTACTGCCAAATCTTGACCAATTACATTTTCTTTAAGTTTTTTATCCAAATCTATTAATACTTTCTTGTCGTCAACAGATAGATGAGATATTGGTATATTTGAGATTAATGAAATTGTTTCATACACATCATCTAACTCGACAATTTTCTTGTTTTCTAATGTATCTTTCTCAAATTTTTTATTTTCCGCTTCTAGTTTATTAAATAACTTTAATTCCTTATCTCTTATCTCGGCAGCCAATTCATATTGTTGGTTAATAACTACTTTCGTTTTCTCCGCTTTTAGTTCATTTATTTTTTCCTTCAATTTTTTAATTGATTCTGGAATTTTAATGTCAATCTGTAATTTTGCACCAACTTCATCAATAATATCAAAAGCCTTGTCTGGGAAAGCACGATCGGTAATATACCTATCAGCAAGTTTCACACAAGCACTAATAATTTCTTTACCATACGAAACTTTATGATGGGACTCGTATTTGTCAATTGAATTATTAACAATTTGAATGGTTTCATCCACATTAGGTTGGGTTAATTTTATCTTTTGGAATCTTCTGGCTAATGCCCCATCTTTCTCAAAAGATTTTTTATATTCATCAGTAGTTGTTGCACCAATACATTGTATTTCACCAGATGCTAATGCTGGCTTAAATATATTAGCCCCATCCATAGCACCAGAGGAATTTCCAGACCCAATTAATGTATGTATTTCATCAATAAAAATAATAACATTTGGATTTTCGTTCAATTCTTGAATTATAACTTTTAATCTTTCTTCAAATTGTCCCCTATATTTTGTTCCAGCAACAACCGATGTTAAATCTAAATTAACAATTCTTTTATTTAATAAATTTTGAGGACCTTCACCTCTTGAAATCATTAGGGCTACACCCTCAACCAAGTTGGTTTTACCACAACCTGGGTCACCAACAATAATCGGATTATTTTTCTTTCGCCTTGATAGGATTTGAGCTAATCTCTTAACTTCTTTATCCCTACCAATAGACATATCTAACTTATTCATCTCTGCTAATTTAGATAAATCCCTACTAAAATTATCTAAGACAGGTGTTTTAGACCCTGAGTTAGATTTCTTACCTTTCATTGCTTTTTCATCATCAAAGAAATCAACATTCATAGCTTTTATTTTTTTATAAATATCATACAATTTTCGGACTAATCAAATATTTTTGACAAATTGTCATAAATATAATAAAGAATATGACAAATAGTCATACTATATGACAAAATGTCATATAAAAATAAATTGGCATTTAATTTGACTTTATGAAAAAAAAAATAAACATTTATAAAAATTAAAATTATGAAAGACAGAGATTATTTAGCAGAGTTATTATTTGGATTATCAAATCCATTTGCCCCATCAAGTTCGTTTGGGTTTACATCAGATTCCACTTATGGACCTTATGGGGTTAAACATAATACCTATGATAGCGAATATGATATTGAATTAACTAAGGATGGCGCATACATATCCTTTGAAGTCCCCGGATTTACCAAAGATAACTTAGAAATATCTATAGAAGATAGAGTTATTATAATTAAAGGTGAAAGAATTATCAACAAGAAAGGTGTTGTTAAAAATATACTTCACAATTATAAAGTTGATAGTAACTTTAATGAATCAAATATTGAAGCTACGGTATCAAATGGTATTTTAACATTATTTTTACCAAATTATATCGCTAAATCTAAAAAAACAATAACAATTAACTAAATGACAAAAGTAAAAATTGACACAGCAAAAGGAGTTATGATTGCTGAATTGTATGACAACGAAACTCCAATTACAGTTGATAATTTCAAAAAATTAATCAGCGAAGGCTTTTATAATGGATTAAATTTCCATAGGGTTATTCCCAACTTTATGATGCAAGCAGGTTGTCCAAATGGAGTTGGAACTGGTGGCCCAGGATATACCATTAAATGTGAGGTTAATGCTGATAAGCAACACCACGATAGGGGGGTATTGAGTATGGCTCATGCTGGTAGGGATACTGGGGGATCACAATTCTTCATATGTTATAATAGGCAAGGTGTTGCTCATTTGGATGGAAATCATACATGCTTTGGTAAAGTTGTTGATGGGTTGGATGTAATTGATTCAATTAGCCAAGGTGATTTAATAAATAGTATTTCAATAATTTAAAAATATGAAAAATTTTATATTATTTTTGGGTTTAATATCCATTTTTTCTTGTGAAAAAGAAGTTGTGCAAACAAAAGATGTTGTGAATGCAAAACAAATAAATGCTGTTATTTTAACAATTGATTCTATAACAAAATATTCTAGCATAAATGAAGATTGGTTTTCAATTGCCTCAAATAAATCTTATAATGTTTCAACTGAATTTTTTAATAATGATTCATTGGGTAATATCACCAACTTAACAAATATCATAATTGATAGTAATTATACTGTTGAATATAAACTATATCCATCAACCAAAAGTAATATAACTATTCTGGATAAGAATAAAACTGGGAATAATTTGGGATTACTTTTCAATATAAAGACAACAACACCTGAATTTGGTTTTATGGATGTTAAAGTTTATAACAATAACTGTGAATCTATTTTCAAATATCAATATTCATTTATTGTAGCAACACCTTAATATTATTTAAGTGTATTTTTCCATTACACCCCCATTCTTAATTAGTCTGGGGGTTTTTTTATTTTGTTATATTTATATATAAAATATCAAATCATGGGAATCACAAAAGAAATTATAAGTGGGACTAAAATTATTAACGAAATTAAATCTAGTAACATTAAGAAAAGCGAATATGACTTAAATACGAAAAAGTTATTGATTACATTCAATAATGATATTATGTATGAGTATGACGATGTTCCACATAAATTATATACTCAATTTAGATTATCAGAATCTCAGGGTAAATTCTTTAGCACAAATATTGCTAAAAATTTTAAATATGTTAAAAAATGAAAGATAATATAATTCAAAGTTTTGTAGTTAAAGACACCTTGAACCCCAAGGTTTGGGAATCACCAAATGATATAAAGAAAGCAAAAATTAAATCTGAAATTAAAAAGGGTTTATTAGATATTGCAAAAGAATTTATTGAATTTCTGGATGAGGAAGTCTTTATTGAGGACATAATTCTTACTGGTTCATTATCAAATTATAATTGGTCGGAATATTCAGATTTTGATTTACATATTATTATTGATTTGGAACAATTTGATGACGAAGGAGAAGTATATTTAAAATTATTTTCAGCAAAGAAATTAATATTTAATGATAAACACAATTTAACCATAAAAGGCTATGATGTTGAGGTTTATCCCCAAGATTCAAAAGAGAAACACACAGCAGAAGGGCAATATTCATTAATGAATAGTGAGTGGTTGGTTGTCCCCAAGAAAGAGAAACCCCCAATCAACAAGCCAAAATTAAAATTAAAAATTGACCATTGGGTTGAAGTTGTTAAAAAGACATTAATGACAGCTGATAAAGCATCATTAAAAGTTGCCAAAGAGAAAATGACCAAATTAAGTGATAAATTAAGAAAATTCAGAAAACGAGGTTTGGAAACTGGGGGCGAATTTTCAAATGAAAATTTGGTATATAAATATTTAAGAAGGTCTGGGTTATTGGATAAAATATTTAATTATCAATATAAGAAGAGAACCAAAGAATTATCTATTGAGAATGAAATTTATTAAATTTTATTTTTGCTATACTAATAATTAATATATTTGATATATTTATATATAAAAATAAAATAAAATGGCTATACTAAGTGCTAATACTTTTTATGAATATACCAAAGGTATGTTGGGGTTTTTTAACGGGCAACCTTTAACTGGAACAACACAAGTTCCCCATCCAGAAACAACTATTCGCAATTTAACTGGGGGTACTGATACAGTTATTGAATTATCTGCCGTAAAATTAGGTGGAATTAATGGATTAAATAATTAAAAAAAAATAAAATGAGTAAATTAAAACCAATTGGAAGTGAAAAGCTACAAGGTAGCCAAAAACTAAATAGAATGTTGGAAATTGCAATGTACAAAGAAGTGAATAAAAGTACATTAAATGAAAACTTCACAAATGAGTATAATATAAGTTTACCAGATGGTTATCAATATTCTATTGTAAAAGAAAAATCAGGTTATATAATAAAAAAAGGTTTAAATGAATCAACTTTAGATTACATAGAACCAATGAAGAATAGAACTTATTATAGATCATATTCACAAGCGTTTAAAAAATTAAATTTAATTACAAAAGAATTAAATGAATTATACGATAATCCAAATGGAGTGTCGTTATTTGGCGAACAGAAAAAATACACTTTAAAAACACCAACACCCCCACCACCTCCAGCGCCAGTTGATGAGCCAGCACCAGCACCACCACCAGTTCCACAACCTGAATTACCACCATCACCTCTTGATGGGGGCGGAGCACCACCTATGGATGATAGTGGTATGCCACCATCTGATGATATGGGAGACATGCCACCTATGGATGATATGGGTGATATGCCTATGGATGACGAAATGGGTGATGATATGATGGATAAAGGTGATAAAGGTGAAGAAAAGGTTACATTTAAAACAATCCAGAAATTAACAGGTAGATTAACACAAAAAGTTAGGGCATTAGAAAATGAAGATGGATTAACATCTGAAGAAATAAAATATGTTGTAAACATGGTATTATCTTCTTTGAATTTAGATATATTAGAAGAAGATGATAAAGATGATATTATAGCAAAAATTGATGGTTCTGATGAAGAAGGTGGTGAAGAATCTATGGGAGATGAAGGTATGCCACCTATGGATGACATGGATGGTATGGGCGAACCACCTATGGATGATACTGGTATGCCACCTGCTGACGATATGGGTGAACCTATGCCAGAAATGACTGAGGATTATGATAACGAAGGTTACCAATATGGAGGTAGATTTAATGAATCAAAAATTGATAGAATCATTTCAAATTATTTTGAAAAATCCCCTAATGAACCTAAAACAGATAAAAGATTAATAGAAAACTTTAAAAAAGTTAGGAATTTATCAAAAAGTATGTTACAATTAGAAACATCGAAATCTTTTTTGAAAAAAAATAAAAATTATAATGTTATTGGTATAACAAATTTAGATAATATTATTTTAGAAAGTAAAAATAACAAAGTAAAGATTGATAAGAGAGGAAATATTATATGAACAATTTAATTTTCATAAACGCATTAGGTACAAATTATAGAGGTGATAATATATATGAGTTTATATTTTCATCATCGAAATCTGCTTGGGGGGAGGATTGGGAATCTAAACCAGCAAACGGTAACCCCAGACCACCAGATTTAGAGTATGTTAGTAAAGTAGGAACATTAAATGCAAAATCATATATATTTGAACTAGTACAAAACTCGGATTATTTTTCAATGAATGATTCTGTTGAAGGTATAATAGCATTAGGCTGGGAAATGGATGAGGATATCAAAAATCGTCTTATTTTTAGATTTGGGGAAACCGAAGAAAATATAAAAAATAAACTTTATTCAAGGGATTTAATCTTAGAATTTGAAAAAATTAGTGTTTATGAGAATTAATAAAAAAATACTACAATTAGTACAAGAAGGTTTTCAATTGAAAACTTTACAAAAAATGAGTGAAAGTAATGTGAATTATTTATACACTAAACTAATGAATGAGCAAACTTCCACAATTAAAGGGACAATTGCTACTAAAAATGAACCAAAAGCAATTCAGTTAGCAACTAAGGGTTATAATGTTAGGCTTGAGAAAAAGGAAATGGGTGAGGCAAAGAAAAAACCTCAATCAAAAAATCCTTTTGCAATTTGTACAGCACAATTAAAAAAAGAATTTGGAACATCTGAAAGAAGTGAATGGACAAAACCACAACTTAAAAAATATGAAAGATGTGTTATGGATGTTAAGAAAGGAATAAAAGAAGGTGTAAATCCCGTAGATGTTTTTATTGAAAATGAAATGGATAGAATGATTGAATCCTACACTCAACCGAAAATAACAAAAAGCGAATTATTATTGCATTTAAGAGAACAAGATGCCCCAACTATTAAACCAGTTGTAAAACCAGCAAAACCAACTACAAAACCAACAAGGAGAGATAATCCATTTATTAACCCAAACCCAAAAGTTAATCCAGATCCAAAAGCCAATACTGAAACAAAACCAATTGTAAAACCAGCAAAACCAACAACAAAACCAACAAGGAGAGATAATCCATTTATTAACCCAAACCCAAAAGTCAATACACCACCAAAAGCAATTTCACCTGAAAAAGCAAAAAACGCTATTATAGATAATATTATGCAATTACTAAATTTTGAAAACTAATGAAGGATATTAACAAATTAATAAAAAGAAAACTAAAGGAGCAATTAGATTATAGTGGTTCTGAAAGAATGGATCCAAAACTTGAAAAGAAGTTGGCTGACCCCGAAAGTATGTTTGCTAAGAACCCAGCATTAAAGAGGGGTTCTTTAGATGTTCAAAAATTATATAGCAGTTCATTTAATGAATTGGTTGAAAAGGTCAGGAATATGACTGGCAAAGATGACTTGACTCCTAATGAATTGGCTAGTGTAATATCAAGCACTATGATGAGAAACGTTCAAGCAATACAGCAGATTGAGAGTTCGAGTAGTGATGAATTAGTAGAAATAGCAATTGAAGAAACATTAAATGAGATGGAAGTTTCCGATGAAACATTTACTATTAACGCAACATTAGGTATGCCAGGTAGTGATGTGGTGGGAAAAATGAAAAAAGCTAAAGAGAAAATAGAAGATGAATTAACTTTTGAGGAACAAGAGGTATTAGATGATGAAGTTTTTAAAAGAGATATTATCAATGCTTTAATCGGTGGGGTAGCAAAAAAAGTACAGTACATTTATGAAAAACCAGAAGTTAAAGCAAGATTGGATGAAATTAATCCAAGATTATTTCAATTATATAAATCAACATTACCATTAATTGACCTTCATTTTTATTATTTAAATGAAGATTATATGGATATGGCTAGTGGTGGCGGTGGCGTTGCTGGTGCTGTTGAAGTTGAGGATGAAGAAGATGAAGAAACAAATGAATTAAAAACTGTTATTAATGCGGCTGGATTTATATTTCCAGTTCTATGTCATGAAATAGGTAAGGGTATTCAAGAAGCATTAGCAAGACAAGGTTATCCATCTGACACTAATATGGCTAATATGACATTAGGTCAAGCAGACACATTAAAAGCCGAAACAGAGGGTTTAAGAATTGGACCAGCTATATTAAAGAAGATAAGAGATATTTTACCAATGGAGGTATTGGATAAATCAGATGTTGGATTAATCAATTTCTTTTTTGTTGAATTATATAAGATACCTGCAAAAGATTTTCTTAGTTTAATGAAATATGTAATATCAGATAACCCCCAAGATAAGCAATATGCTGAGAGGGAGTTTGAAGAGTTAGTTCAATTAGCAAGACAAGGCAAACAAAGATATATTGATTATTTAATGAGCCAATATGATGAAGATGAAGAAGAGTTTGATGATGGTGGATTAGGAGACCAAGATGGTGAAGATGATTCATATTCTGGTGGAAAACAAGGTGGATTTGACCCAAATGATTATGTAAATGTTAATTTAAAAGATTTATTAAAAGATTTACGAGATGCAAATATGTTGAATTAAATTTTATTTTTCATAGAATTAACCCCCATTCTTAATTAGTTTGGGGGTTTTTTATTTTATGTGTATTTATATATAAAAGTAAATATGACAAGAGACCAAGTTTTAATAGAATCTAGTAAGTGTATAAAGAGTACGCCATATTGTTTAAAGACATATTTGCAAACATATGACAATACTTCAAAAAAATATGTACCATTAGATTTATTCCCCGACCAAATTAAGTTAGTTGAAGATTTTGATAATCATAATGAAAATATTGCATTAAAGTATCGACAAGCGGGTGTTTCTACTGTTACGGCAGCATGGGCATCAAAAAGACTAGCATTTGCAAATAAAAATAAGCCAGAGAAAATACTAATTATTGCCAATAAATTAGATACTGCTGTTGAGATGGCAAATAAAGTTCGTCATTTTATTGAACAATGGCCAAAATGGATTGGTATTGGATTTTCAGTTGAAAAAAACTCTGCCAGACATTTTAAATTAAATAATGATTGTGAGGTTAAGGCGGTGGCAACATCAAAGGATGCATTAAGGGGTTATACCCCAACCATTTTGATATTTGATGAGGCCGCATACATTGAGGCTGACCCAGACTTTTGGGCAGCGAGTATGGCATCTCTTTCAACAGGGGGTAAGGTAATAGTTATATCAACTCCAAATGGTTATGATGCGATATATTATGAGATATATGACCAAGCATTACGAAATATCAATGACTTCAAGATTACTGAAATGGTTTGGTATAGGGATCCTAGATACACAAAGGATTTGTATATGGTTAAAACGAAGGATATGATTCATTATTTATTAAATAAAGAAGAATATACATCAGACAATATTATAAACTTATCAACAGATAATCCGTATGAACGTGACCACGATAAAGTTACCTCATATATTGAAGAGGGGTATAAGCCATGTTCTTCTTGGTATGAAGGTATGGTTAAAAAATTAAAGTATGATAAGAGAAAGGTATCACAAGAGATAGAGAGTAATTTCTTGGGTTCTGGTGATAACGTATTTGATTCAAATTTGTTAATGGACATTAACAAAAATATGTTAATGAATCCCATATCAAAATTAATGGGAAATAGCTTATGGTTGTTTAAAGAACCAGAAAATGGACATAGATATGTTGCTGGGGTCGATGTTTCAAGGGGTGATTCTGAGGATTTTTCTACAATACAAATTATTGATTTTGATACGCAAGAGCAAGTTTTAGAATATGTAGGTAAGATACCCCCAGACATATTAGCCGAAGTCGCATTTAAATGGTGTACAATGTATAGAGCATTTGTTGTTGTGGATTTAACTGGGGGTATGGGCGTTGCCACAGCAAGGAAATTACAAGAATTAAATTATCCTAGTTTGTATTATGATAATGTTGATTCAAGCAATAGGTGGAAATATGACCCCAAGATGAATGAAAGAATACCGGGTATAAATTTCAATAGCAAAAGAGTTCAGATAATTGCATCTTTTGAAGAATGTTTAAGGCATAACTTTAAAATTTATTCAAATAGACTATACAATGAGATGAATACCTTTATATATATAAATGGAAGACCAGATCACCAGAAGGGGCATCATGATGATTGTATTATGGCAATAGCTATGGCAACTTATGTGGCTGAAAAATCTTTCCAATCGCTTGAAAAAGTTGTAAACCACACAAAAGCTATGATTAACTCTTGGTCAACTCACAGTAATACATATAACGACCAATCTCTGTATTTCAACCCATTAGTACCAGCAGGTAATAGATATAATGCGAATATAAATAATAATCCAACACTAAATGACTACCAAAAATACGATTGGTTATTTGGTGCACCAAAAAGATAATAAAATTTTATGGAAAATAATAATATTAATAGTAATGAAAATAAAACTGTTTGGCAAAGGTTGTCACACACATTTGGACCAAACTCATTATTAAATCAAGATGTTCCAACGTATAAATTTGATAAAAAAGAATTATTAAGGACACAGAATAAAGTTGAATTTGAAAGAGAAAAGTTACAAGCGCAGCAATCTTTTTATTTGGCAAATCAATGGGGTAAAATTGATAATCATTTATATACACAAGCGGTTTATTATGAACCAACTAGGTTAGCATCTGTCTATGATTTCGAAAGTATGGAGTATACCCCAGAAATCGGTGCAGCATTGGATATCTATTCAGAAGAATCAACAACGACAGATGAAAATGGTTTTATGTTACAAATATATTCTGAATCAAAAAGAATAAAATCGGTATTAACAGATTTATTTAATAACGCTTTAGATATCAACACAAACTTACCTATGTGGACAAGAAACGCTTGCAAATATGGGGATAATTTTGTTTATTTAAAACTGGATCCAGAAAAAGGTATTGTTGGTTGCAATCAATTGCCAAATATTGAAATTGAAAGATTAGAACCTGGTGGTTCAGATAAAACACCAGCATACGGTGATTTATCAGATAGGAATAAAACATTAATGTTTAAATGGAAAAATAAAAGTATGGAATTCCAACCTTGGGAAATTGCACACTTTAGAATACTGGGGGATGATAGAAAACTACCTTATGGTACATCTCTATTGGAAAAAGCAAGACGTACTTGGAAACAACTTTTATTAGCTGAGGATGCTATGTTAATATATAGAACATCAAGAGCACCAGAACGTAGAGTATTTAAGGTTTTTGTCGGTAATATGGATGACAACGATGTTGAAGCGTATGTACAACGTGTTGCAAACAAATTCAAAAGGGAACAAATTGTTGATAACAAAACTGGTAATGTCGATATGCGTTTTAATCAAATGGCAGTTGACCAAGACTATTTTGTACCTGTAAGGGATCCAAATCAAGTAAGTCCAATTGACACATTACCTGGAGCAACAAATCTTTCTGAAATAGCAGATATTGAGTATATTCAGAAAAAATTGGTAACGGCATTAAGAATACCAAAAACATTTTTAGGATTTGAAGAAGCGTTTGGTGATGGTAAAGGTTTATCTGTTCAAGATATTAGATTTGCTAGAACGATAAATAGAATACAAAAATGTATGATTGCAGAAATGAATAAAATTGCAATAATACATTTATTCTTATTGGGTTTTGAAGACGAAATATCTAATTTTACATTAGGATTAACTAATCCATCCACACAATCAGATTTATTAAAAATTGATATATGGAAAGAAAAGATTATGCTTTATAGAGATGCAGTTGCAGACCCAGGTAGTGGTATTGCCCCAGTTTCAGCTACATGGGCTAAAAAGCATATTTTTGGTTGGTCTGATGAAGAGATAAGATTGGATTTACAGCAACAAAGAATTGAAAAAGCAGCAGGTGAAGAATTGAAACAAACGCAATTAGTAATAAAGAAAACTGGTTTATTTGATAATATTGATAAACTATATGGTGAAGTTTCTGGTGCAACAACTGGGCAAGCAACAACCACTGAACCACCAATGGGTGGTGATATGGGGGGCGATATGGGCGGATTAGATATGGGTGGATTAGATATGGGCGGTGAAGCTCCTCTCCCACCACCAGCGGAAGCCCCACCAGCGGGTGAGACCGAAGGTGCGCCAGGTTTAGCCCCAGAATCGAGAATACGAAATTTGAATATTTTGGTTGAAAACAATTATATTAATGGTCCAGAATATATGAAATTAACAAAAGGCCAAAATTCTTTAAACGAAATTGAGCAACAACTAAAAAAGTTATTAAACTAATAATATTTATATAAAAAAATAATTATGAAATTCGGTGAAGTTAAAACAATTGTAGAAAATAATTTAATTGATTCTGTTAAGGATAAAAGTATTTTTAAAGAAAATATAAAAAACTTTAAAAAGCATTTCTTAAAAGACCCAAACTTATCTAAGTTATACTTAATATATGATGATTTATTAAAGCCTAGGGGGTTAAATGAAGAAGAGGCTAATAAGTATTTAACCGAGGGAATTAATTGGGCAAAATCTTTACTTAAAACCACTAACATACCAATAGTTAAGAATAAAATAAATGAAAACAATTATCAAATTATTGATTCATTAGTATATGAGTCAGCAAGAACAATTGATGAATCTTTGGATTTTAAAAATAAAATATTAACCATACTTCAAACAAAGCCTTCGGATAATACAAAAATCATTAAGTTACCAATCAGCACAATGGTTAAAATATCAAATGAAAAAATTAGCGAATATCTGGGTAGATTTGATGAATCTTCGAGAAAAGAATTAATTTCATTATTGTCAGAAAACAAAGATGATTTGAAGAATAAATTTAAAGACTTGAAAGAAAGTACTATAATAAAATTAAATTCATTAAAAGAGTCTGAAAATGATTTAGAAGTGAAAAATAAAATAGATAAAACAATTACAAAAGTCACATTAGAAAGTTTTGATATTTTAAATTATCATACATTAAATAAACTAAATGAATCACTTAATTAAAACAATTATTTGACGTAACCATTATTTTTCGTTATACTTTTGACATAATAACTAAGTAAATGAAAAATGGGAAGAAGGTAAAACTAAAAATTTATAACAATTTAAAAATATTCTATGGTACAATTGATTACAAAGAACTGAAATCTATTTACATCACTATACAGGCTTGGGCTGAACCAAAAATTTATAGTGAAAATTGGAAGAGAATTGTATTATCACAAAGTAGAGAAATAAAACATACTATCTACGATAATATAACCAATAATATTTTTTATGAAAATATTATTGTAGATTTGGATGTTAGATACAGCGGTATCGAGATTGAAAAAAAATCATTTATGAATCTTGAAATCACACTATTAACCAAACCAAATATTGATTTTAAGGCTCAATCTACCAAAGATTCAGTTAAGAAAATAATCAGACAAGTTTGTATGAATAATTTAAATAGGAATAAATATTTTGATTTTTATTTAACAAAAAGAGATTTAATTGTTTAAATTAATATATTTTAATATTTATTATTAAAATAATATTATGAATACTCTGAGAATATTAGAAGCAAATGAAATTGGTCACGGGATATTAATAGAATCCGATGCTGGGTGGATTAACCCCAAAGACCAATTAAATGTTAATTTAATACAAGAAAACAAAAAGTTAGATTATAAGAACCCTTTTGAATTTTATGCTGTATTGCAAAAGCACGATGTACCAAATAGAAATGGTAGAACATATCCCGAAAAAATATTAAGAAGGGAGGCTGAAAGATACAAGCAAATTATTGAAAAGGGTTTATCTACATCCGAATTAAATCACCCCGAATCATCCTTAATTGACTTAGATAGAGTTGCCCACTTAATAACAGAAATTTGGTGGGATGACAATATATTAATGGGTAAATTATTGCTATTAACCTCTCCTGGCTTTCACCAGAGCGGTGTTGTATCAACCAAGGGTGATGTTGCCGCAAATCTAATGAGGCAAGGAGTGAGCCTAGGAATCAGTTCTAGGGGGGTTGGATCACTTAAAAAAGTTGGGGAGAAAAATGAGGTTCAAGATGACTTCGAATTGATTTGTTTTGATTTGGTTTCATCGCCATCAACGCCTGGGGCATACTTGTTCTCAAATAAGGAAGATAGGCATAAGTATGATGAAAAACTAGAAGAAGAAAAGAAAATTGACCCCTCAACTAATATATTAAAATTAATGAATAAACTTGATAGTTATTTAAAATAAAATGGAACCCAACACATTAAAAAACATATTTAATTTTCTTGAAAAGAATGATAACAGAAATGTACCATTTATATGGAAAATGAAAAATAATATGCCATTAACAGAAGAAGATTTGAATGTTAAAGGTGATTTGCATTTATCAAATAGAAACATAACCTCACTACCAAAAGGCTTGAAAGTTTATGGGAATATGAGTTTAGGTTATAGTAAAGTAAGAAAATTACCAGAAGGATTAGAAGTTGGCGGCACGCTAAATGTTTCTGATAGTATGATAAGAACATTACCAAAAGGATTAAAAGTTAATGATAATCTGATTATGTCTTTTACAAGTATAGGAATACTACCAAAAGGATTGGAAGTTGGTGGAGTTATCTATGCAATAAATAGTCATATATTTAATATAGGTGAAATACCAAAAGGTGTAATAACACAAGGAATTGTAACTACCTCCGAATTAATAGTTAATTCAAATTTAACAATAACTGATGATTTGGATTTATCATTTACAAACATAACCTCACTACCAAAAGGATTAAAAGTTAATGGCAATCTGTTTTTAGGGGATTCAAGTATAAAATCATTACCAGAAGGATTACAAGTTGGTGGTAATTTAAATATTAGAAATACACGATTAGCAAAACGTTCAGATGAATATTTACTAAAAATGATTGGTCCAACTGGCAATATAAAAGGTTCAATAAATAGATAATAATGGAAATAGCAACATTAAAAAACATATTTAATTTCCTTGAAGTAAATGAAAAAAAATTATCCATAAAATGGAAAATGATGAATAAAATCCCCTTTACTAAAGAACAATTATATGTCAAAGGTGATTTGGATTTACAAGGGGAAGACATAGAACAATTGCCAGCAGGGTTATATGTTAAACGTAATTTATTGTTAAATGCCACACCAATAAAAAAATTACCAAAAGGTTTAAGAGTTGGTGGTGATTTGCAGTTACAAGATTGTGAAAATTTAAAATCCCTACCAAAAGATTTAAAAGTTCGGGGTAATATATGGCTTGGTGGTACACCATTAGGAAGAATGTCAGATGAGAAAATATTAAACATGGTAAAACCAGATGGCTATATAGGTAACATATATTAAAATGAAAGAAGAAACATTAGGAAAGATATTTGAATTTATCAAACAAAAGGGCGAACAAAATTTACCATTATTTTGGAAATTGAAAAATGATATACCATTAACAGAAGAAGATTTGACTTTTAAAGGTGATTTAAATTTAGAAAATTCAAAAATAACCTCCTTACCAGATGGTTTGAAAGTTGAGGGTGATTTGATGTTAACCTTTTCAGAAATAACCTCATTACCAGATGATTTACAAGTTGGTGGTCATTTAAACATAATTGGTTGTGATGCCATAAACTCATTACCAAAAGGATTAAAAGTTGGTGACAGCATTCAATTATCACCAAAACGAATAGTTTCCATTGGGGAAGGATTGTTTGTTGGTGGAGATTTAAATTTATTTAATAGCCAAATAAAATCATTACCCCAAGGAGTTAAAATTGGGGGAGAGTTAATATTATCCTTTACAAAAATAGAAACATTACCAAAAGGTTTGATAGTTAAAGGTGGTTTGGATATTGCTGGAACACCATTAGAAAAGTATTCAAATGATGAATTAAGAAAAATGGTTAAACCTGGAGTTATAAAAGGGTCAATAATTAGAGATTAGAAATGAAAATAGAAACATTAAAAAGAATATTTGATTTTCTTGAAAATAAAGAAACCAAAAAACATAAAGCCAAAGCAACTTTAAAGTGGAAGTTGTTTTTTAATGAACCATTAACAAAAGATGATTTGATTGTTAATGGGGATTTAAATTTGGCAAATTCAAAAATAACATCTTTGCCAGAAGGATTGGAAATTAAGGGTACTTTGGATTTAAGAAATTGCACAAGTTTAACATCCTTACCACAAGGATTGGAAATTAAGGGTTCTTTGGATTTAAAAAATTGCACAAGTTTAACATCATTACCACAAGGATTGAAAGTTGGTAGTGATTTAAATTTATCTAATTGCACAAGTTTAACATCATTACCACAAGGATTGAAAGTTAAGGGGGATTTAGATTTATATGGTTGTAAAAACTTAAAATACTTACCAATAGGATTGATAGTTGTTGGTGATATAAATTTACAATACTCAACAATAACAACCTTACCAGAAGGATTACAAGTTGGTGGTGATTTGAATTTATATAATTGCAAAAGTTTAAAATACCTACCAAAAGTATTAAAAGTTGGTGGTTTTTTAAATTTAAACAATTGCACAAGTTTAACATCACTACCAGAAGGATTAGAAGTTGGGGGTACATTATATTTAAAGAATTGTTCCAAATTAAAATCATTACCAACAGGATTGAAAATTGGAGAGGCTTTGGAATTGAATGATACAAATATAACTACTCTCCCAAAAGATTTGAAATTTGTTCCTAATTTGGGTTTATCAGGTTCTAAAATAATGTCATTACCAGATAATTTACATGTTAGGGGTAGGTTAGATTTGGCTTTTTGTGAAAATTTAACTTCATTACCAACTGGATTAAAAGTTGATGGTGATTTAATATTAACCTTTGCAAAAATAACCTCATTACCAGATAATTTACAAGTTGGCAAATATTTGGATTTGGGTAATACAAAAATAACTTCACTACCTAAAGGGCTAAAAGTTGGTAGTAGATTGAATATAAGTGGTACACAAATAACCTCATTACCAAAAGGACTAAAAGTTGGAGAAAATTTACTTATAATGAACACAAATTTAAAAAAATATACTGATGAAGAATTAAGAGAAATGGTTAAGCCTGGATTTATAAAAGGTGAAATATATAGAGGATAAAAAAATTTAATTATTTTTCATTATTTTTACAAAAAAAATAACTATATTTATACAAACAAATAAAAAACAATACCTATGGATGAAAAATTCTTTGTTGCCAGATTAACTTTTTCTCTACCTGATGAGAATACTGGTAAAATGAAAAAAGTAAGAGAAGAGAAATTAGTTAAAGGTTATTCTGTTACAGATGTTGAAGCAAAAGTTACTGAAAAGTATCAAAATTTCACACAAGAATGGAGAATAACTGCTGTGTCAGAATCAAAAATTGATGAAGTTTTCCAATAAAAACTAATTGTTTTTCTCTTAAACCCCTAGCATAAATAATGTTAGGGGTTTTTTTATTTTAAAAAAAATATTGATAATCAGTAACTTTTTTGTTTTTTGATATATTTATTATAAAAATAAATAAAAAACTATGCAACCTGAAAAAAATTTAGTAGAAGAAGCACTAATTCAAATGAAACAAATTGAAGATGTACTTTCAGAAAGCGCAAAAGGAATACTTTCTTCAACAATGAAGGAAGAAATCAACGAACTAGTTAAGGAATCATTAAATGAGCAAGAAGACGAAGATGAAATGGATATAGATATGGATTCTGAAGATGATATGGAAATGGATTCTGAAGATGATATGGAAATGGACTCTGAAGATGATATGGAAATGGACATGGATGATGAAGATGACATGGAAATGGGCATGGAAGATGAGGATGATATGGAAATGGATGATGATGTCATTGACATGAGGGGAGCTTCACAAAGTGAACTTTTAAAAGTATTTAAAGCTATGGATGGTGATGATGGTATTATCATATCTAAAAATGGTGAGGATATTTCATTAACAGATGAAGATTCTGATTCTGAATATTTAATAAAATTAGGAGAACAAATAGAAAATTTTGGTTCTGGTATGGATGATGATATGGAATTTGATGCTCAAGAATATGGTATGAGATATTTTAATGACGACGATGAAGAAGGTGATTTTGAACCTTTTGATGACGAAAACGAAGATGTTGATATGGACTATGCTATGAGCAAAAGACTTGGTTTGAAATATTTTAATGACAACGAAGATGAAGAGGATGATGATATGGAATTAGATGAAGATGACCATATGGAGGGTGATTATGTTGAAGAAGATTATGATATGGAACTAGACGAAGATGATACTCAATCAACAATTGATAAAATCTTCGAAAATAAAGATGAAATTATATACGAAATTGAAATGGATGAACAAGAAGAGTTTGATATGGAAGATGAAATGGATGTAGATATGGAAGATGAAATGGATGTGGATATGGAAGATGATATGGAAATGGGTATGGAAGATGAAGAAGATTTTGATTGTTCTAATTTTAGCACTGCTAGTTATTTAGAAAAAAATCCAAAAGCAACAATTTCTGATGTATATTCTTATTTACAAGAAATGGGTTGTTTAGGTGGTGGAAATGACACAATTGGTGAGAATTATAACTATTTAGGTGAAGGTAAAAAAGGTCCTAAGTTTAAGTACAAAATGCCAACAAAAGGTTTTGACGAAAAAAAGAAAGAAGGTCCTAAAAAAGTTGGGACAGGAAAACCAAAATTCCAGTACGATACAAATGCCGAAAATACTAACGGTAAAATGAAAACAGTTACTGGTAAAAGAAAGGAAACCAAAGAGGCATCAAGAACTTACGCTATGGGCAGTAAAGAAGGAAGAGGCCTTAGAAAAGGCGTAACACCAAATAGAAATTTACATTTAGAGGCTTTAGAAAATCAAGTTATTGATTTAAAACAAAAAAATAATGATTATAAAAAATCATTAAACATTTTTAGAGAAAAATTAACTGAAGTAGCCGTATTTAATGCAAATCTGGCATATGCCACTAGATTATTTACTGAACATTCAACAACTAAAAAAGAGAAAATAAATATTTTGAGACGCTTTGACGATGTTCAATCATTACAAGAATCAAAAAATTTATATTCCTCAATTAAAAATGAATTATCTAAAGGTGTTGAGCCGACAATTAATGAATCTGTAAATAGAAAAATAACAAATGTTGCATCTACAGGTTCATCTGCTAACTTAATTGAATCTAAAACTTATGAAAATCCACAATTTTTGAGGATGAAAGATTTAATTTCAAAATTAGGTTAATAAATAAAAATAAAAAAAATAATACAAAATGGGAGCATTATTAGATTCTGGTCTTGTTGGTAATATTGGGTTAAAACACCTAAAAGTTATCAAAGAGGACACAATTAGCAAATGGAATAAATTAGGATTTTTAGAAGGTCTTAAAGGTCATTTGAAAGAAAATGTAGCGCAATTATATGAAAATCAAGCGTCACATTTAATAAACGAAGCTGCGTCAACATCTGACACAGGTGCATTTGAAACTGTTGTGTTTCCAATAGTTAGGAGAGTATTCTCAAAATTATTAGCAAACGAAATTGTTTCAGTTCAAGCGATGAATTTACCAATTGGTAAATTATTCTTCTTTGTACCTTTAATTCAGGAAGCAAATAGTGGCGCACACTATTCACCTTATGGTGCACCAGGTGCAGCAGATAATCAAACACCAACTACTGGTTATGATGGTACTGGTAAAAATCTATATGATAGATTTTATGAAGGTAATGAGCCAGGTTTGAACCCAGAAGGTCTTTATGATTATTCAAAAGGTCAATTTAGTGCAGTTACAGCTACTTCTGTTACTGTTATTTGGAGTGGTGCTAATTTAGCAGTTAGTGGATATAGCGCTGGTGAATATAGAAAAGTTTTATTAGCTTTGTCTGGTTTTACAAGTGATGGTGCGGGTAAATTAATCGGGCCTGATGGTCATCCAATGGACAACGAAAGTTTCTTGTCAAGTTTAAGTATATCTGCGACTACTGCGGGTGCGTTCTCTGGTGTAACTACAGCTGGTATTGGAAATCCATTATTATTTAGAGTAGTTACTCAAAAATATGGTAAAGGTATTGTTCAATATGGTGGCGAAAGAACATCAACATTCCCTAATGATAGAACAGCTGGTGGATCATATAATGATTTATCAACACCTGCTGGTATAATTTATCTTGAAGTTGATTTACAAAGACCAGCAACTGTTGGTGTGAATTCATTAGATGGTTATACTGGTTTTACTACAACTATCGCTGGTACTGCTGCTACAGATTTTATTGCAAGTTATAGAATTTACAAAAATTTAGAATTTGAAGATAAAATTGGTGAGGTTTCTTTTGATTTACAATCAGTTACAGTTTCTGTAACAGAAAGAAAGTTAAGAGCACAATGGTCACCAGAAATGGCACAAGATGTTGCTGCATTCCATAACATTGATGCTGAAGCAGAATTAACTGCTTTATTATCAGAGCAAATTGCAGCTGAAATTGACAGAGAAATTTTAAGAGACCTTAGAAAAGGTGCTGCTTGGAATTTACGTTGGGATTACAATGGTTGGAAGAGATTGGGTACAAACGCTATCCCTTACACACAGAAAGATTGGAATCAAACATTAATTACAACTATTAACCAAGTATCAGCACAAATTCACAAGTCAACTCTAAGGGGTGGTGCTAACTGGATTGTTGTTTCTTCTGAGGTTAGTGCAGTTTTTGATGATTTGGAATACTTCCACGTATCAAATGCTTCACCTGAACAAGACCAATATAACATGGGTATTGAAAGAGTTGGAACATTAGCTGGTCGTTACCAAGTTTATAGAGATCCTTACTTCCCAGCAAATACAATTTTAATGGGTCATAAAGGAACATCTTTACTTGACACTGGATATATCTACGCACCATATGTACCTCTACAATTAACACCAACAATGTATAATCCATTTAACTTTACACCAATCAAAGGTATAATGACACGTTATGCTAAGAAAATGGTTAATAACCGTTTCTATGGTAGAATTACTGTTGATGGTGTTAGAACATTTGATTTAAATGAGTTAAGATAGTCAATTTTATATTGATATAATAGAAAGGGTTGCAAGTTTTTGCAGCCCTTTTTTTATTTTAGTATATTTATAAATAAAAAATTATGAAAAATAAGCCAGCATTTTTGAACGAAGATTTAAGAGTTTGGTTTGGTGATAAGAAAAAACCAAAAGGTAGCAACCAACCAAAAGGACCATGGGTTAATATATGTAGAAAAGATTCAAATGGCAAGCATCCGCCTTGCGGCAGAGAATCTGATGATAAGGGTGCATATCCTAAATGTAAGGCGGCAGGTGTTGCTAGTAAGATGAGTGATGCTGAAAAGAAATCATCTTGCGCAAAGAAAAGAGCAGCCGAAAAAAAGAATCCAAAATCTGGAACGGGCAATAAACCGACAATGGTTACAAAAGAAAGTTTATTAAGAA